CTGGGGGAATGAATGTCGAAGAACCTGGACGTTCTGCTGGCGCTAAAGGCGCTGGTCCAGGCGGCGCTTCCAGGGGCCAAGGTCGCAGGGTTCGACAAGGACGATTCGAAGCCTGAACGGGTCGGCGGCGGCGGTTGCATCATCGGACACGCCGGCGACCCCGGCGAACCGGTCGTCGACCTGTCGCCGCTGACCTACAATTATTCGCACAAGGTCATCGTCGAAGTCGCTGGGCCGAACGGCGAGGGCGGCGAGCCCTTGGACCTGATGCTGCTGGCATTGGGCGACGCGGTCGACGTCGACCCTTACCTTGGCGGCCTCTGCCAGTTCCTGGCGGTCGAACAGGCCGACCTGAACGACAAGTCGGGGGCGATGATCGCCACCATGAACTGGGCGACGATCGCATTCGTCGCCGAATACGCAACCGAAGACCCGCTGGGCTGATCAGCCCAATTTTCAACCGGAAAGGACACGACAATGCGCGCACGCGGTGCGAATGCCCGGCTGTTTGCCAAGTTCGAAGCGACTTATGGCACCCCGCCCGGCGGCAATTATATCCAGGTGCCGTTCGTGTCGGCGAACATCGGCGTCGAACAGGGGCTGATCGAAAGCGACCTGCTGGGCCAGGGCCGCGAGGGCTTCGACCCGACGCTGGACGTCGTCAACAACGACGGCGACGTCACCGTTCCGGTCGACGCCCGCAACTTCGGCCACTGGCTGAACCTGCTGCTGGGGCCGGCGACGTCGGTCGCGCAAGGGTCCGCGTCGGGCGACATTGTCTTTTCCGCGCAGCCGGCGGTCAGCGCGACCATCACCATCAACAGCGTCGTCTTCACCTTCGTTGCGTCGGGCGCGACAGGCCCGCAAATCAACATCGGCACCGACGTTGGCGACACGATCGACAACATGGTCAGCGTGCTGAATGCCAGCGTCAGCGGCAGCGTCACCCCGGCGACCTATTCGAACGTCGGCGACACGACCCTGCACGTCGCCTATGACACGCCCGGCACCGCCGGCAACGCCTTCACGCTCGCCGCGTCGGCCTCGCCCGCCTCGCACGGCGTCGTCAGCGGGGCGACGCTTACCGGCGGTACGATGAAGCATACCTTCACCAGCGGCGCTCAGAACCTTCCGGCAATGAGCATCGAAACCGCCAAGCCCGACGTGCCCAGCTATGAAATGAACTATGGCGCCAGGGCCAACATGCTGAAGATCGACCTTCAGCGCCGCGGCCTCCTGAACGCCGTCGTCAGCCTGATCGCCAAGGGCGCGTCTGCCATGTCGGACACGAGCGGCGCCGGCACCCCGACGACACTGGCGGTCGCCCGCTTCGCCCAGGCGACCGGCGAAATAAAGAAGGACGGCGTCCAGCTGGGCAGCGTCGTCGCCGCGAACCTTGCCTATTCGAACAATCTCGACAAGGTCGAAACCATCACCCCGAACAGCGAAATCGAAGATGCCGACCCAGGCATGTCGACCGCGTCGGGCAACGTCACCATTCGCTTCAAAGATCACGACATGATCGACAAGGCGACGGGCCGCGACCCTATCCAGCTGTCGTTTGGCTGGACCTTCGAAGCCTTCAGCCTGCTGATGAACTTCGAACGGGTGCTTCTGCCGCGCCCGAAAGTGCCGATCACCGGCCCGGCGGGCATCCAGGCCAGCTTCGACTGGCAGGCATCCGGCGCCGACGGTCATGTGATGACCGCCGAACTGGTGAACGACGTCGCCGCGTACAACGCCGCGGCGATCTAATCCCCCCGAACCAAGGCCCTTCCCCCATGTTCAGCATTGCCAAGCGTTCCGACGGCGCGCCCGTGCGCGTCACGATCAAGGAAGCCCAGGGCGACGACCCGGCTGCGGTCGTCATCCTGGTGCCGATCGAACCGAAGATGCGCCGCCGCGCCCTGGGTGCCGCCCGCCGCCTCCTGGACGGCATGGGCGTCGAATATACCGCGGTCCAGGAAGACGAAGACCTGATGGTCGACGTCAGCGAAGAAATCGGGCGCGAACTGATGCGCCTGGGCATCGTCGGCATTGAAGGCATCGTCGCCGAAGAAACCGGCGAGCCCTTCGAACTGACGCCCGATCGCGAAACCAGGCTGCGCACCGCGGCGGACAAGGACCGCCCGACGGGCACGATCGACGACCTACTGGCCGACGAAAGCGTGCTCGAGCTCCTGGACGCCGGCTATGTGATTCCTGACGCCAAAAGGCGTGCGGAAAAAAACGCATTATCCGGCTCGCCAGATGGCACTTCGAAGGGGGCGACGCCGGGCAAAGGTACTGCGAACTTAGCTGCGAAGCGGAAACGCAGGGCCGGTGCGAAGGCTGCCCGTACAAGAAACACGCGCTCCAAACCGACGAAGGCGAAGGCGTCTGGCACGTCCTGAACGGCTGCCAGAACCAGGTCAGGGTCGCCAGCGGCATGGGCGCCGCGGCGATCGGCCTCGACTTTTCCGCAGTGCTGATGATGGGCGCGGCGCAGCAGGCCGACCTGGAACTGCTGTCCGAAGTCCTTCCCGAATATGAAAGCATCGTCATCGTCGCAATGAGCGGCGAGCCGTCCGGCACTTCAGACGAGGAATTCTCCTAGCATGGCTGGTCGACCCCAGGTTTCCATTCGCCTTGGCACGTCAGGGCGCGCCGACGTCGAAAAGGACTTCGCCGCGATCGGCGATGCCGGTGACGCGCAGGCGAAGCGCTATGCCGCGTCCTGGGAGCGCGCGACAGCCGACGTCGAAGCCGCGCAGGAGCGCCAGGCGAAGGCCGCGCTGCGCCTGCAGACGGTCAGTTCGACCCCCATCCAGCAGCAGATCAACGCCGCGACCGGCGTCGGCGGGCAGTCGGGCAATGCCAAGGCATCCGCCGAAGCGCTTGCCCGCCAGCTGGCCCAGGCCGAAACCGAAGCGCGCCAGCTGATCGCTGCAATCGACCCCCTTTTCGCGGCGACCATGCGCTATGAAGCGCAGGTCGAGCGCATCAACGCGGTGAAGGCGACCGGGCAACTGTCCGAAGAACGCTACCAGCAGCTGTTGGCGAACGAAAAGACGCTTCTGGACCAGGCGACCGCCGCCAGTCAGCGCAGCATCGGCGTTCGCGGCCAGCAGCGCCTTGGAATGCAGCAGCTGGGCTTCCAGATGAACGACGTCGCCTCGCAGATGGCGATGGGCACCAAGGCGTCGGTCATCTTCGCCCAGCAGTCGGCGCAGACCGTCCAGGCCCTTCAGCTGATGGGCGGCGAGGGCAACAAGTTCCTGAACTTCCTGAAGGGGCCCTGGGGCATCGCCCTGTCGGTCGCCGTCGTCGCATTGTCGCCGCTGATCGCGAAGCTGTTCGAGGGCAAGGACAAGGTCGGCCAGCTGGTCGACAAGATGAAAGAGCAGGTCGACCAGGCGCGTCTTAACGAGCAGGCGAACCGCATCTGGGAATCGTCGATCGACGGCCTGATCGACAAGACCGGCAAGCTCATAGAAAAGCAGAAGGAACAGCTGGAAACCGACCGCGAGCGGATGGCCCAGCAGCTGAAGGACCTGCAGTCCAGCGAATCGGATGCGACCGCAAAAATCGCCGACACGAAGCAAAAGCTGGACGCCGCGAAGGCCGAGCTAAATGCAGCCGCCGCGAATTACAATGTCAGCCCCCTGGAACTGGTCGCCGGAACTGCCCAGGGCCTTAGCGGCGACGCGGGGCTGGAACTGCAGAAGCTGGCCGACAACGTGAACCGGCTGACCCGCGATTATAACGAAGCGCAGGTCGCCGCGGGGCGCTTCCACAGCCTTGTCTCAGGGCAGGAAATCCTGATCGCGCGCGACAATGCGAAGGCGCTCGCCGACCCGCTGGAAGCCATTCGCCAGAAGTACGAAGGTCTGCGCCGCGCGGCCGAAGACGCCGCCCAGGGCAACGACAAGCTGCGCGCGAGCCTGGCCGCGACCGAAGCCGACCTGGACCGCAAGGAAGCCGCCGAAATCAAGGCCGCCCAGGACCGCAACAAGGGCAACGGCGGAAGCGCGATCTTCGACAGCCAGATCGCCGCCTATTTCGACACTGCGAACAAGTATCGCGGGCTGTCGGAAAACAAGGCCAGCGATCGCGGCGTGCTGGAAGCCTTCTTCAAGGAAGCCAACCAGGACCTGGACCCGGAAAAGGTCAAATGGTGCGCCGCCTTCGTCAATGCCGTACTGGCCGCGAACGGAGTCAAGGGCACCGGAAGCCTGGCGGCGAAGTCGTTCCTGACCTTCGGCAAGGACGACACGAAAAGCCCGCAGAAGGGCGACATTGCCGTCGTCAGGACCGGCGCTGGCGACCATGTCGGCTTCGTCGACAGCGTCGACAAGGCCGGCAACGTCAAGATGCTCGCCGGCAACACCGGCGACAAGGTCGCCGAAGCGACCTATTCGAAGAACCAGGTGCTGGGCATCAGGCGCCCGCCGACGCCGTCCGAAGCCGCTGCGAACGATAATAAGGCTGCCGCCGATGCGCTGCAGGCGACGCAGGGCTTCGACAGCGACCTCGAAAAGCTTCGCCAGCAGTACCTTCAGGCGCTCGAGAAGTTCAACGCGGCGTCGGACCAGCAGGCGACGGTCCAGCTTCAGCGCGTCCAGGAACAGCATGACGCCGAAGCCAAGGAAATCGCCAGCAACCTTGCCGCCGGCAAATATGGCGATGCGACCAGCGATCTCGCGATCACGCGAGCGAAGCAGCTGCAGGCTGCGAACGACGCGGCCGCCAAGGAAAAGGACGCGGCCATTCGGCTGCAATATTCCGTCGACTACCTTAAGCAGCAGGATTCGTCGCAAGAGCAGCTGACCGGCTTCAAGCTGGACGACCTTCGCTACCAGCAGTCGATCGCGCGCACGTCCGACCAGCGCAAGCGCCTGGGCGATCAAATCATCGACATTGAATACAAGGAAAAGGAACGGCACCTTCAGTATTTGCTGGCGCTGGATAAGCTGACCGGAAACACCGAAGACGCCGCCAAGATCGCCGCCGAACTGGCGAACATGCCGAAAGAAAAGGCGCGCGACCAGGACGCGAACAACCGCGACAACAAGTCGCCGCTGCAAGCGTATTTCGACAGCTTGCCGCAGAACATGGCGGACGTGAACCAGTCCATCCAGAACATCGAAGTCAGCGGCCTTCAGAAGTTCAATTCCGAACTGACCGATGCGCTGATGAATTCGAAGTCGCTGAAGGACCTTTGGCACAATCTGAAGGGCGTCTTCCACGACACGGCCGCGCAAATCCTGAAGGACCTGATCGACCTCACCATCAAGATGCTGATCATCCGGCCCATCCTGTCGGCGTTGGGCATGTCGCCGACGCCTGGCTTTGCGACCGGCACCGAATATTTCGCCGGCGGGCGCGCCTGGGTCGGCGAGCATGGCCCCGAAATGGTGACGCTGCCCAGGGGCAGCAAAATCCATTCTGCGTCGGCGAGCTCGCGCATGGCGGCAAACGACGCTGGCGGCCCACCCATCAGCATCACCAACTATAATGACTTCCGGGGTGCCGAACCGCAGGCGGTCGACGCGATCAACCAGCGCGTGGATGCCTTGGCGGCGGCTGTTCCGGGGATGGCGATTGATGCCTGGTCCGAAGCGACGTCGCGCGGCGCGTTCAGGGCGCAGCGGCGATGAAGGCGCCCTTGACCCCGCCGACGTCGGGAGCGGCGCAGCAGGAATTCGAGATCGAGCGCCAGGACGCGCAGTCGTCCGAAGCCAGCGGCCGCCTTGGCGGCGTGCAAATCGGCTTTCCGGTCTGGACGCTGGTCTGGACGCTGGGCAATGTCGGCGTGACCCGGTCGGACGCCTGGCGCGCGTTTATCTCGCAAATACGCGGCGCGACCCGCCGCTTCCTCGCATGGGACCTGGGGCGGCCCTATCCCAAGGCGCATCCGAACGGCTTTGCCGGGCTGACCAGGCCCGATGCGTCGCCATTCGACGGGACCGCGACCAGCTGGTCCGAATTCATCACGACCGACGGCGACAGCCAGGTCACCCTGAACGGCTTTCCGGTCGGCTTCGTCCTTAGCGTCGGTGACTATGTCGGCTATGAATATGACGCGACCGAAGACGGCTTCGCCGGTCTTCCCTGGTCGTGCCTGGGGCGCGTCGTCGAAGAAGCGACCGCCGACGGGTCGGGGGTCATCGTGCCCGTCTGCGAGCCGCCAATTCCGACCGCGGTGCCCAGCGACGCGATCGCGACCGTCGCCAATCCGAAATGCGTCATGGCGCTGGACGTCAGCAAGTCGAAGCTGAACGGCATAGACCGCAGCCTTGGCATCAGGGGCGGCCAGATCGTCGCCCGCCAGGACATTCGCAGCTAAGACCATGAAGACATTCGCGACGGCTGCACTGGCGGCCATTCTCGCCGGCGAAGCGATCGTCACCGGCGCGGTGCAGATCACGCCCGCGACAGGCGGCGACGTCATTCGCGTTTGGGGCGGCTTCGGGGTCTTCCCGGTCCTGGGGAACGATTACAAGCCGCTGGGCGACAAGGCGTTCGCGCAGCAGTCGGGCCAGGCGATCGGCGGCGTCGCGCAGGGCATCGTCCTGACGCTGTCAGGGGTCGAACGCGCCGCGCTCGCGCTGCTCGACCGTGCCGAAGTCCAGGGTGCAAGCGTCGTCATTTATCGCTTGATCTTTGCCAGCGACGGCAAGACGCTGCTGGACGTCCAGGTCTTCGACCGGGGCCGGGGCGATGCCTGCGACACGGTCGACGTCGTCGGCAAGTCGGCGTCGATCAGGTATTCGATCGAATCGACCGCCCGAAGCCTGGGCCGCCGCGGGGCGCGGATGCGC